GAAACAGGACCTTCTTCGGAAGGATTTTCATTCACAGATCAGACAATCTAATCAATATGAGTTTGGTCAAGTTGCAATTGAAAATGAGGCAAGACTTATCGTTCGCGAAATCTTCCAATACTCTGAATTAACACAGAGCGATTATTACAAACCAACGTTCCCTTCAACTTCTGCAAACCATACAACATCTCGTCCCCATGGAGGATCTGTGTTCACACTCAAGACTAATGAAGCTTTAATCGACCTTTTTAATGAGGCTGAAGAAATGCTTTATAATACTCCTGATGGTGCACATGAATTCATGCGTGAGATGCTTGTTGAATCTAAAATTAATTTCGGTTCGGAAGCGGTTGGATTTTTGGGTAGGCTCACTCAAGTTTATGGACTACGAGGTGAGCATGAACAACGAATTATTACAGCCCTAGAGGAAAATACTCGGTTATCTACTGGGGGAACTTTCGATACTGCAGTTTCAAACGTCCTAGACGTCACTGAACTGGTCGAGTTCCTCAAACCATACAGAGATGAGATTTTCCGTCTCGCTGTTGACGAAGTTCCAGGTGCCAGTCCTGTGACCCTATCTGAAGCTTTTAAAGCCAGAATTATCACAAAAGGACCGCCCTTGACGCAATACGCGCTATCTCCAATACAAAAAAAGTTACACTCCACATTAAAGAGAATGGAGCAATTCCAATATATTGGTCGTCCGATCGACGATGAAGAAATGTTACTTTTCCTGTCCACGCGACTAGGATACAAGCAAAAATGGTGTTCTGGTGATTACAAGGCCTCAACCAATTACTTACGTAGTTGGTTATCCAATGTTATCATCAAAGAAATCATTCTCGTTTGGAAAGAGAACAATAGGTGGTATCATCATTCCGGAGAATCCTTCTGCAAAGAGTTTTCCGAGGAATGGTTTTGTCATCTAGAAGACATGTGTCTCAAGGCCCTTACAGGTCACTTCATCTTTATGGATCATAAAAATTTCACAGGTGTAAAATACCTGCCTCAAGAAAATGGACAACTAATGGGATCAATTATCTCCTTCCCCATACTTTGCATTGCTAATGCTGTGCTCTGCAAGATGGCTATAGACGTAGACCGATTACATCA